TCCGCACCTCAATTTGTTGGCGTTTTTAGTCTTGCTTTGGTTGGCTCTTCTGCTCCGCTTATACTTAACGCTGTAAAGCCGTTAGTTAAACAAATAATCACAAAAATTACTAAGAAAAAAGATAAAATAAATAACGGTAGATAGGCTAAAAAACCCGTAAGCTTATCTACTTTTCAATCTTGTGGGTATGCGGCACAACTTGATTAGGTGGAATAGAAACTTTTATACCTTCGCAAGTAGTAGCGTATTTACCTACAAACTGAACACCGAGTTTTATTTGCTCCGAGCAAAATTGGAGTCTATAAAGCTCCATTTCCATTTTAGTTTTGGCTATTAAAAGTTTTTGGGCCGCTATATTTACTTCTGTTGCTTCTTGACATAATGCCGGTGCTTTACCTAGAGGAATATTTATTTGCATACTTATTCCGTAATTTAAGTTGTAATTATCTTTTTCGAATCTAGGTGTTTCTTGGTAATATTTTATTTCGCCGGTATTTTCGTCATAAATAGCTTGACGGGTAACGGTTTCAATAGGTCGGTTAAAACTCCAAGCGTCGGTTAAGTAGGGGGTAATCGTTAGGCTCGGCGAACTACAAACTATTCCTTGTGACATCCTAAATTGCGGTGTAGCCGACGGTAAGATCATTTGGGCGTTATTATTCACTACGCCCGTACTTTGGCTTTGTGGCGAGGCTACGGTTGTATTGGCAAAAACAGGTTTTACAGGTAATAACAGTAAAATTATTGACCAAACGTAGTTGTAGTTTCTGTAGTTGTTGATGTGTTTATAGTCCTAGTTACTGTAGTTATAGTATCTAACGATGGTGTAATCAACGTTTCCTGTAGTGAAAAAGCCGCTCCCTGATTGACAATAGACCAACGAGGAATAGCCTCTAAATTAGGGGAGGTCCAACTAAAATTTACTCCGTTAACGGTTTGTTGGTCCAAAGTAGTAGCGGTAGGGTTTATATAATCCGTATTGCTTTTTATATTATGACCGCTTGCACTATAGGTATATCCGCTTCTGAATTGATAGCTAGTTATGGTTTCATTTATTACACTTTCGCTTGTACTAGAAGTCGTACTTGAGCCTGATCTGAATTGAGGTACCACCGGCACTGCTAAAGCTTTTACCGGTAGTAGTAAAAATATTAATAACCAAAGTTTTTTCAATCTATTGTAATTGTCACTTTTGTAGAACCAATACAGCTAGTACCACTTCCACCGGCGGTGCAAGTATGAATGCCAGAACTCAATGACGTTAAAGCTAAAGTCCCCGCCGTGCCGCCAGAACCTACGGTAGTTTGTCCCCCTAAGTGAGGTAAAGCCGCGATTCCACTACTTGGCGTTATCGCTGAGGGAGACGAATCGCCCATGATTACAGATTCTGTTTTGCTGAAAGCAGAGCCGCTCGTGGTTACTGTCGTATCGGTTTGTATCATTGCGGGGACACCATTTGTAAGAGTTCCTACATTTATCCCTCCGATCTTTCCCGATGTAGTTGTATCTCCTATAGTTACCGAAGGCGTAATATTGTTACCACTTAAGCTATAAGTTGTACCGACTTTATTAGTTACCGAATAAGGCATATCGACGGTTATTTGAGCCGAAGTTACAAATTCCTGTTTTATATCGGCAAAAGCCGCCGTAGGTAATAAACAAAAAAGTGCTAAAGCTTTCTTCATTTTTTTACAACTCCAACTTTGGAATCTTTGTTATCTACTATATTAACATTACCATTTTGTTTCTTTTTGTCCGTAGCCTTTTTGACATTTAGCCCGTAGTTAGACATCACGGCACTTAGTAAGCCGGCGGCGAACGTAGTATCTATTTGCCTAGTCGGATTAGGATTAAAATAAGACCAAGAAATAACGGCTAAAGACCAAGCTAAAATAACTATTTGAACGGCGTTTCCTAAAAAACCTATACCGTCTTTTTCATCTTTATCTTCCATAATTAAATACTACCCTATTGGGGAAAAGACAGGATGACCACCGCTTTATTAGGGTAGTATATGCCAAATTTATCAAATAATGATAAGTTAGGAAAGTAACACATAAAATTATGTCTAAATTTCTAATTGGTTTATTTATTAAGTTTGGAAAAAGTGAGAGTCTACGCAAAGCCGTTTTGACACTTTTGAAAGACTTAGTTTCTAAATCCGACAATGATGTCGACGACGCTATCGTAAAAATGATCGAAGAAAAATTATTTCCGGTCAAATGAAAGTCACTAAATTCCTAAACATAGATATAGAACCGGCTCCCGCAGAGTTAGAGCTATCGGTCGAATTACGTTGTAGGGATATTATGGCGAGTGATGACATCGTAAGTATCAAACGATACTGCACACATTTAGTACGGCATCAAATGAAACAAGATGTTTTTATGGCTTCTATGTTAGGTAGGTTAGTAGAGCTAGAGGCCCTAAATGCAGTTTTTGAAATGAGAAAAAAACGTTTTAGATTTATTCGTAAATTTTTTCGTAGGCAATAATTTCTTGATCTGAAAAATCCTTTATTAGCATTTTTTCGGTTTTATCTACTTCATAATTAAATTTTAAAACGGCGGTTCTTATATGTTCCGTAATCCAATTACCGTCGCCACTTACAACTTGAGCCTTACCTCTTTCATTCATAAATATATAATGATCTTGCCCCTTTAAATGAACGTCTAATAAATCACTTTCTAATTTTTTAAGTCTTAGTTCCTTTAGCTTTTTTAGCTTAAAACCAGACGGCGTTTGATCTCTTCTCATACTTTAACGTGTATTTTATTTCCTAGTTTATTCATTATATATTTTATATCTTCTTCGGTTAGGTTTTCAAATACTTCATATTTTAAGACTCTTTTATCGGCAAAATGGTGGTGTAATTCTTTTTCTAATTTTCTATAATCTTCTATTTTTGGACTTACGGCAAGTATTTCCATCGGCTTTTGATACTTTATACGGCGTTGGATTTGTGCGGAGGAACTAGAACCTATTTTATGGAAATTTTTACTTTTAACAAAATAAACGTGGCCTTTTCCTTGATTATTTTTAGCTTTACTTTTTACGGGCGGCGACCAACCGTTATCCCAACCTTCATCTAAAGCTTGCTCGTTCCATACCTCCTTACCTCTAACGTATCTAACAAAACCTTTTTTTATTAGCCATAATTTTGCTTCAAAGTCGCTACTGATTTCGTATTGCCTTTCGCCGCCGATAAATATATCTGTTTCTTTAAAACATAATCCAAACTCTTTATGTATTTCATCTTCGCTCATTCCAAAAAATTTTTCATGTTTTTTCCTAGTATCTTCTTCGTATATATCGCCGCAAAATGTTTGTAAGGTTCCGGTCCCCGCAGTAGTAAAATTTATTTTTTGGGTATCATTATTAAAAAATAAACGACTTTTACTCATCTATTTTTACCGCTAACGTAACAAGGCTCAAACCATTTAAGTTTGCGTTGCCTACGTTTGAAACCTTGACAGACCGTATGCCAATGACCCCTTCGCCAATGAGGTCGTCTAGGAATACCGGCTTCTTTTATCTCTAACATATCGGTTTTAGGGCGTAACTTAATTACACGCTCGCTAAACTCCTTACCAATCCAAGTAACGGCTCTAGGCTTAAATTTATCTGACCTATTCATGTCTCGTTGTATAGGTATAGTTTGGCTCGGTGGTAAATATTCGACAGTTATATCTGGCTCTTGATTCATAAATAAAATTAAATTTACTACTATCAAAAACTGCTGTTGGTAGGTTTTAGGAAGCTCTTCAAACGTATAGTCTTTACTTTTATTTATCCATAACGGGGAGTTTACGGCCTTAGAAATATTATTAGTTCTTATAGCGTTTAGGTTATTCCAATTAAAACCAAACATAAAACGCTGTTTACTTTCTTTACCTAACGCTATGCCTTCGGACCTTATAAACCTACTTTTGGTGCTTAGATGGCAAACTACCTCGACATCATTAAGACCGGTTTCTGTATCTATAAACATATAATTAACTAAATTTATTTCATTACTTTGTAAAACAAAAAAGTGATTATTAATTATTTGTGGGTTTTTTTCTATTTTTAATTCGTGAATAGGGGTATCTAAAAAAGCGGTACTTAGTTCATCTGTTAAATAATAAGCCGGTGCAGAAAAGACTTGAAATATCTGTTGAGCGTTCCAACTTCTAGAGTTAAATATTAAATTAGAAGCTAGTTTATGCCAAGCGTAGTAACCAACGGGGGATATATATTTAAAAAGAAAAACAAGTTCCGTTTGGCTATAGTTTTTATCAACTGTAATAAATGGAAACTTTCTTTTTATTTCTTTAGGGGTTTCGTCTTTTGGTTCTTCTTTTGGTTTTTCTTCTAATATTTCATACTTACCGCTAGGGGCTAAAGATACGGTAACACCGGAAGGTAAAGTAAGAATTTGACTTCCCTCTATACCTAAAGCTTCACTTAAGTTTTTTCCCTCTTTATAAGCTTTTTCTTCTTGCTTAGTAGTTTGTTTTGGTTTAGGTATTTTACCGCCGTGCGTTATATATTTATTGACCCTAGACATAGCAAAAGCATAGGCCGACTTTACGTTTTTATTTTGCCTATGGTACTTAGCGTGTTGAAATATTCTTAAACCCTCTCTATAAACTTGAGCTAGTTCCTTATAAGAGAATTTAGTTTTAGAAGCTTTATCGCGTAGTTTTAGTTTTAATTTGTCGTTAATTTTTAAATCAACCATGACATTCCTCGCAAATAAACTGCAAGGGAGTATCTTTTACTATCGCCGATAAAATAAGTATCGCTAGATGCGAAGGCGGTTGTTCATTAGTAAAGGGGAATATTTGTTCTTTACTAAAATGAACGCCTAAACCGCTAACAATAATAGAATTATTTACACGACAACTTTCGGAATGTTCAGCGATTTTTACTTGCGAAAACATAATCGCTACGCCGTATTCTTTATGGTTAACGTAAGTAGCACCGTAATCTTCAAAATTAAGATCAAAACTATCAAGCCCAATAGTTAAATGATCTAAAAATATTTGTGCCTGTAAAGGTAGTTTGGGTTGCTTCAAAATGGACTAGCCTCCGTATTATCATCTTCGGGACTTTCTTCTACTTCTACTACTACTTTTCGTGGGTTAATAGTTCCGTAAGCACCGAAATCATCTTCGTCGTATTTACTTACATTACCGTTGCCGTAAATATATATGCCCTGTACCTCTTCACGTTCGCCGGTACGCATATCAAATACTTTACCTTTTGCGTGGTTTTCGGGTTTGTCGGCCACGTTCATAACGTGTTGAGCAAAGTCTAAAACTGTTTCTAGCGGTATAAATAAACCAATTTTTTTAGTATATTTATGCTTTGTAGGCTCGTAAGTATTATCCGAAACGGTAAAATTTACGGGAACTTGAAACGCGGGTTCAAAATTTGATTGATAAGCCATAATTTAAAAAGAGTTGATAGGTGTAATAGAGTTTGTTTCCTCCCAAGCAAGAACTTGGTGTAATTCATATCGAACGTAAGGTTGACCGATAGTAGAAGCGGTACGGGGAACTTCATACCACTTAGGGCCAGTAGGTTCGCCGCGTCTAGTTAAAGTACGCCAACGTTTAACTGTAGCCATACAGACCCCGTATCTTTTACAGAGGTCTTTTGTAGATAAATAAGCTTGGTCGGTCATTTTAGCTTAACCCTCATTTTTGCGACCGTGTTATCTAACTCGGTTTTTTGTTGTTGTGTAAGCTTACCGTCCCTAAAACGGATAGCTATGTTTTTTTGGTGGTCTAATAACTGATCGACGCTCTTTGCGTTTTCTACGGCATTTTTAGCTAGTAAAAAAGTATTTTCGCTTTGCGGTTTATTATCGGCAACTTCCGCAACTTGTTCGCGTAAAGTTTCTATTACCTCCCCTTTATTTACTTGGGGTTTGCCTATATTAGTTTTCCAACTTTTATCTTTACCGTTGTAAAGGGATAGGCCAAACTGGTTGCCAAACTGCATAAAGGCTCTTTTACGAGCATCGGTTTCGGCTTCTTTTATAGCCGACTCGTGGTTATTACCGTGATTAGTTTGATTACCGTGACCGGCTCCCGTTCCTACTCTAGATATATCGCCTACCGTAATTTTTACTTTGGCGATATAAGTAACGGCTCTAGGCTCGTTATTAACGCAAGTAGTTTCGATAGTATCGGAACTCCAACCTCCGAAGCCAAAAATACGGTTAGCTTCGTCGATAACGTGATAACCTTCGACGTAGGCAAGTTGGTTATCTTTACCGCCCCAACCGGCCTCTCTTTCTTTTACGTTTTTTGCGAGTATAGGTTCTTTTAATAACTCGACTTGTTCTTTAGTAAATTCCATAATTAATTTTGTGAATATGCCCAACTAGGTAGGCTTAAGGTTGTAATTTTTTCGGTATAACCACGCCAATAACTATCGGTATGGCATTGACTTATGAGTTTTAAAGCATCTTGACGAAGTTTTAAACCCCATTCCAAAGAAGCCTCGTCAAGCTCGGTAACGCTAACGGCAAACGGATATACCTTTTCTACCGCGATAAAAATAAATCTCTTAGCACCTACTACTTCTAAATAGTGGGCGGCCTGTAAGTGGTATAAATATCGAGCCACGCTTTTAACAAACGTATTAGGCTCCGCCCCTCCTTCGCCCGTAGTTTTAAGGTCGATAATAGTATCGCCGTTGATAAAATCGGTTCTAGCTTTACAAGATAAACCTGTTTCGGGGTCGGTTTTCCAAAAACTAGCTTCGGCGTGTCCTTTAGATAAAAGTTTTTTAGCTATAGGGTTATCGTGTACGGCGTTAGCGACGTTAGAAGCAAGCTCGTACTCGGTAGAGGTTATAGGTTCAATACCTTTAGTCGCCATTTCTTCGGCTTGTATCTTACCGGCTTTAGTGGCTTTACTAAGGCAAACACCGTAAGCTTTTTTGGCTCTATCGGGTTCTAAAGTAAAGGCGTGACATAGTTCGCCGGCTCTAAAAGCTTTTTTTACGGCGGGTTCGTGGTCTAGTTTTTCTTCCCCGTACTTCATTTTGTGAAATATTTCGGGACTTTTACCGATAATAGTTTTGCAATCGGTGGCACTATACGCGGGGTCAGCGTGGTAAGTTTCCGCGTCGATAGTAATAGCTTTAGTCTGTTTCATTTTGGGGTTTAGTAGTTAATAGTTTTAAGTGGCGGTTAGCCTCCGGCCCTAAGAAGTTAGGCTCTTCTAACTCCTCTAGGCTTTGTAGTTGATGGCCTCTAATTAGGTCGGTAAGGTGGTCATCTAATTTATGTACTAATAGTTGGTTTGCTATTAGCTCGTCTTTTAAATGATCTAACTCTTGCTTTGTATGCCGAACTCTATCTTCGGTATATTTACAAAGCATTATGTTTTTAACGATAGTTTCTCTAAGTAACCTCTTTTCTCTGTACTCGCAGTTAAGTAAGTAAATAAGGTGCTTAGTTTCGTTTTCGGTAAAAGGCATTGAAAAAGTCATTTATCTAACTCCCTACAAGCGGCCTCTATACCGGCGTTACAATCTGCCATTGTCATCTGGGTAAGGGTGGAATCGAAGGCGGTAAGTAGTATGCCGCCTACCGCTATGTATAAAAGAAAATGTTTCATTTACTTAGCTCCTGTTTGTAGTTTGTATTTAACGAGTTGGCCTATTTGTCTAGTTAGGCTAAATACCTCTTTACGGTGCTTACTGATGTCTTGTAAGTTACCGCTTGCGAAGGCGTGCATATACGCCGTTTGCTTTTCTTCTAGAAGCTTTTTAGCTTCGTCAAGTTGTTCTTGAATGTTAGTAGTGTCTTTGATGTTCATTGTTTTAAGGGGGGTAATGTGGGGGTAACAAATAGCTATCATCTAGCAAGTAGTTCGGCTTGTAAAACTACTAAAGCTTTAGCCCACCTTTTGTGATCTACTTTGTCTCTTTTACAATCTGCTATACGCTCTTTGTAGTCGGCGATAACACCCGTAATAGTAGCTGTTTGCCAAGTTTTAACGAGTGTTTCTAGTTTAGGTTGCTTTTTCATTGTTTTTAGGGGTTGTGCCTCTCGGCTTACCCAAATCATAACAACTAATTAGCCTATTTACTACCCCTATGTTACGAGTCCGTAATATTAAAAAGGAAGCGTTTTTTGCTTGAAAGTTTCCGGTTCTTCCGGTAAGCTCCAA